CGAGCGGCATCAAGGGCGCAGCGAAGGCGCTGCCGGCGGTCGGAAGAGATCTGGTGGCTACCCCGACAACGATCAGTGCGGTGGCGCACGCAAATGCAGATCCTACAGAGAAGCGGACGTGATTATAGGGATATCGCCACCCTTCGCTGCCGCTCTTGCGTGCGAGAGAATGCGGATGCGCTCCATCTGATCCAGCTCGGCCAGCTCAGGGATAACCGAATTGGCGACACGATAGCGGCCATAGGTCGGGGAAATGATCTCTTGGAAGTCGCCTTCACGAGGAAGGGCTTCCTCAGCCCTCTCGCCGCTGATCAGACAAACAGCCTCATTCTGCCAAGTCACCGCAGCCTCCCTCTAAATTAGACGTGAAGTAGAGCATCAGTGATGGCTATCGGCAAGAAGACCGGCGGCCGGAAGAAGGGCACGCCGAACAAGGCGACGGCGAAGCGAGAGCGAGAGATCGCCCGGGCTGGCTCCACGCCGCTCGAGTACATGCTGAAGGTGATGCGCAACCCGCGCGCCGACGGTGAGCGACGGGACCGGATGGCTGTTGCCGCCGCACCGTATGTCCATCCCAAGCTCTCGACCATGCAGCATTCCGGCCCGAACGGGGGGCCGATCCAATCCGTCGATTTGACGAACATGAGCTCCGATGACCTCGACCGCCTCGAAGCTCTCTTCGGTCCGCTTGCCGGTGCCGCCGGCGGCGATGCTGAAGGCAATTCGGGCGGAAAAGGCGAGGCGGGCTGAGCAGGCCGAGCGGGACCGGGTCGCCAGGGATGCCGAGCGCATTCGGGATCGGTGTCAGACGCTGGTCGGCTTCGTTCGCGCGGCGTGGCATGTGCTGGAGCCGACGCAGCCTTACGTTCATGGCTGGCACATTGACGCGATCTGCTCGCATCTCGAGGCGGTGAGTGACGGCCGGATCAACCGCCTCCTGATCAACGTGCCGCCCGGAACCATGAAGTCGCTCCTGGCGAGCGTTCTGTGGCCCGCATGGGAATGGACGCGGCAGCCATCGCTTCGCTACCTGACGACGTCCTACGCCGAGAAATACGTCAAGCGCGACAGCCGGCGGATGCGCGATCTGGTGCAGTCGGAATGGTATCGATCGCTGTGGCCGGAGATCGAACTGATGCGGGCCGGCGAGGCGTCGTTCGCCAACACGAAGACCGGCTTTCGAGAGGGGATGCCGTTCGCCTCACTGACGGGCGGCCGCGGCGATCGCGTCATCATCGACGATCCGCACTCGACCGAGACCGCAGAGAGCGAAGCGGAACGCGAGAACACGACCCGCATCTTCCGCGAGGCGGTGCCGACCCGACTGAACAACCCGGCGACCTCGGCGATCATCGTGATCATGCAGCGGCTTCACGCTAAGGACGTTTCAGGCCAGATCGAAGCGCTCGGCCTTGGATATGAGCATCTGATGCTGCCGATGGAGTTCGAACCTGCCAGGCGTTGTCGGACGTCGATCGGGTTCGTCGACCCGCGCAGCTATGACGGCGAGCTTCTCTTCCCTGAGCGGTTTCCGCGCGACGTGGTCGAGCGAGACAAGGTGCCGATGGGCTCCTACGCCGTGGCCGGCCAGTTCCAGCAGCGGCCGGTGCCGCGCGAGGGCGGCCTGTTCAAACGGGGCTGGTTCGGCATCGTCGACGCGGCGCCCGTCGGGACACGCTGGGTCCGACACTGGGATCTGGCAGCCTCTAAGAGGAAGCAGGGCGCGACCAACCAGGCATTCACCGCCGGCGTGAAGCTCGGCAAGATGCCCGATGGTCGGTTCATCGTCGGCCATGTCGTTCGCGAGCAGGAAGAAGGCGCCAAGGTTCGCACGACCATCACGAACACGGCCGCGACAGACGGCAAGGACGTTAGGATCAGCCTACCGCAGGACCCTGGCCAGGCGGGCAAGGTGCAGGCGCAGGACATGGTCCTGATGCTGGCGGGCTGGAACGTCCATGCAGAGCCGGAGACCGGCGACAAGGTCACCCGGGCCCAGCCGTTCGCCGCACAGGCCGAGGCGGGCAACGTCGTGCTCCTTCGTGGCGAGTGGAACGAGGCCTACCTCGACGAACTCGCGAACTTCCCCAACGGGGCAACGAAAGACCAGGTCGACGCGAGTTCGGGTGCCTTCGGGCGCCTGACCATGAAGCGCGATGCTCGCCAAGGCACGACGACCACGACGACAACGATGGGTGCATATTGATGAGCGGCGTTGACGCGAAGCACCCCGAGTATGCCGATCATGTGTCAGAGTGGACCCTGATGCGGCACACCCATCGCGGCGAGAAGGCCGTGAAGGAGGCCGGCGAAGAATATCTTCCGATGCCGTCCGGGTTCCGGGTTCAGGCGGACAGCGGCCGCGCCATGTACGGCGCCTACCAGAAGCGGGCGCAGTTTCCCGAGATCGTCGCCCCGACGATCCGCGGCATGATCGGCGTCATCCACCGCACCGAAGCGCAGATCGAGATGCCCGACGCGATGCTGGGGCTCTGGGAGCGGGCGACGTCGGACGGCCTGCCGCTGGAGGCGCTGCACCGCCGGATCACCGGGGAGCTTCTGCTAACGGGTCGCTACGGGCTCCTGGTCGATGCGCCGTCGACGGGCGGAGATCTGCCGTACCTCGCCGGGTATTCGGCCGAGGCGCTGATCAACTGGTCGGAGGATCGAGACTTCTTCGTCCTCGATGAGAGCGGGTGGAAGCGCGACGAATTCGCGTGGAGCGACCAGAAGGGCTATCGGGTTCTCCGGCTCGTGGACGGACGCTACGAGGTCGAAACCTACTCCGGTACCACCAGGGGCGCCGACGTGCTCCAGCCGACCGCACGGGGCGGCCAGAGCCTCGATCAGATCCCATTCGTTGTGATCGGACCGCGTGATCTCGCCGTTGCGCCTCAGGAGCCGCCGCTGATCGGCGTGGCGCGGGCCGCGCTGGCGCTCTACCGCCTCGACGCCGACTATCGGCATCAGCTTTACATGAGCGGCCAAGAGACGCTCGTCGTCATCAATGGCGATGCGCCGACGGCGATCGGGGCCGGCGTCGTCATCACGCTCACCAGCGGGCAGGGTGAGGACGGCAAGGAGTACACGCCCGACGCCAAGTACGTCGGTCCAAGCGGCAGGGGGATAGAAGCCCACCGTACCGCCATCCAGGACGAGCGCGAGAACGCAGTAGCGGCCGGGGCTCGCATCTTCGACAGCGCCAAGAAGGCTGCGGAGAGCGGCGAGGCACTACGGCTTCGATATGCCGCCCAGACAGCGACCCTGACGTCCATCGCACAGGCCAGCGCGGCCGGGGTCGAGAAGGCGCTTCGGTTCGCCGCGGTGATGATCGGCGCCGATCCCAACGCCGTCGTGGTGAAGCCGAGCCTCGAATTCCTCGACGCGTCACTGGATCCAAGTGCGGCCGAGGCGCTCCTGCGCGTCTGGCAGGGCGGGGCGATCAGCTTCGAGACGCTCTACGAGAACCTGCAGCGTGGGGAAATCGCGAGTGCGGAGCGATCGGCAGAGGAAGAGCTGAAGCTGATCGATCGGGAGGATATCGAGAGGGATCCGGCCGAGGCGGGGCTGTTGCCGGCAAGGTAAAGAGGGCGCTCAGAGAAGAGCGTTCCGGGCGGCTTGAGCCGGGCCATTGATGCGGCCTGCGTTCTGCCGTCCCATGACGCCCTCAACCCAGACTTCTCGAAGAAGGCGAGCATCCCTTACGTTGCAGATTTCTGGGTTCTTCCTGAAAGCCATGCCGATCATGATCTTCTCAAGCCAGTTGATGACGCCGTCGGCACTCGATGTGTAGCGACGGATTGCGCCACCCTCAGTTACAATAGGAAAGAGCAGGATGTGCCCGCTCTTGCGTTTCGTATCATCCATGACTCTCCGGTAGTGACGCAGCTTGTGACCGGTAAATATTTCTCCCATGAAACCGTTCGCCGCGTTCGTCTTCCCGACATACCAAGGCTTAAGAGCGCTCCCACGCTTGATAGCGAATAGGTAGCATCCTGCCGCAACGCGCAGGTCCCAAGGGTCGACGTCGTATTGCTTAGCCTGTGCGTCTACCTGCTTCCAAAAGGCCGGCTGGCTTCCGGTGAACTCGAACGGCCCGAACGTCTGAAAATGCATTCCGTCGCCCCCTGCTTGTGATCGACAGGTCAGCGTAGTGGGCGCGACACGTCAAGCCGCCTCCGGGCGGCGTTTTCATGCCCCTCGTTGGGCGACTTCCAAAGGAATGGGCCATGCATGAGCATTCCGCCAACTCTGTCCTCGACGCCCTGGCGTTAGCGCTGGCTGATCACGGGCATGCTTGGACCGACGAACAGCGTCGTCTTTACGAGGCTGCTGTAGCCAACCTCAGCCGTAGGGCTTCTGGTTCGTTGGCTTGAGCGAGACCCCCAGTTCTGCAGCCTTCGCGTAAATCGCACCCTCCGTCCGGCCGAGTTTGAGGCCGATCACCCTCGTCGGGGTGTTGCCTTTCGCCAGTTCTCGCAACGCCTTGATGTCGGCCTCGATCCAAGACTTGCCGGTGTTCCTCGTTGATTTAGCCCTTCATTCCCCATCTGCCCGCAGTGCGGGCTTCTCACCATAGGAGCGGCCAGTGGCCCTAAAAGCAATCCTCGACAGCCTCGACGGCGTCGATCCGCAGTTCCACGATCTCTACGAGGAGAAGGACGGCAAGTTCGTCCTCGCCATCGAGGGGATCGAGCAGCACCCCGGCGCCGCGGCAGTCAAATCCGCCCTCGACCGCGTCCGCACCGAGAAGCGCACACTCAGCGAGAAGCTAACGACTGCTGGAAGCCGGCTGGAAGGCTTGCCGGACGATTTCGACGCCGCCGCCTACGAACACCTGCGCCAGCAGGCGGAAGGCAAGGAGCCGGTCAATCTGGACGATCGCCTGACGGCGCAGAAGACGCAGCTCGAGGCGAAGTTCGCCAAGGAACGCGAGAAGCTGGAAAGCCGCGCGAACAAGCTGGACGGCGCATTGCGCCGGGTCATGGTCGATGACGGCCTGACCAAGGCTCTCCTGGACGCCGGCGTCGACAAGACCTTCCTCCCGGCTGCCAAGGCGCTCCTGAAGGAGAAGGGCCAGATCAAGCTCATCGAGGACGATGACGCGATCGAGGTCTTCGCAGATGACGGCATCAACGAGCGCACCCCGCTCTCCGACTACGTCCGCTCGTGGGCTGGCCAGGATGAGGGCAAGCCCTTCATTGCCAAGGCCACAGGCGGCGACGCCAAGGGCGGCCAGGGCCGGTCCTTCGGCGAGAACCCGTTCGACCCGAAGAACCCGAACCGGACGAAGCAGCAAGAGCTGATCGTCGCGAACGATGCCAAGGCCAGGCAAATGGCCGAGGCCGTGGGCATTAAGCCCTACTGGTAGAGGTGTTCAAAGCAGAGACCAAGCTGAACGGCAGCTCCGACAGAAATCCTGTACGTCAAGCTCTAGAATGCAGTCGGGTGTCTTGTTCGGCTTGTCGGCACATATGACTACGATGTGTCGGTTGGCATCGATACGGAAATTCGCCTGGCTTTCGTTTTGATGCTTAATCTTATTCAGCGTCTCCGCGAGTGAGGCGTGGATCTGAGGAATGCCAGGTGGAAGTGTTGCGTGGCCGTCACCGACATTACGCACCGACTGTTGGTCCACTAGTGTTACAGGTTTTGCCATCAACCCCGACGGAGCACCAAGAGCTGCGACGTACGCCGCGTTCGCTGGTCGATGTCCACTCTGAATGTCGTCGCGAGCTCGCATTAATGCGCTGACGATATGATCAAAGTACTGATTTACGCCGCTACTCGCTCGTAGATATTGGCTTCGATCGTTCGCTGTCCAGCCTGCTATAAACAACACCGAGCGATCATACAGGGCATCGATGGCGTCTGGCACGGACCTCGGAACTTGTCCTGCTGCAATTAGGAACTCGGTGTTCGGCATCGGCAATCTCCTTCAATTGACCGAGTAATCGCCGACGACAATTAACAAGTGTTTTGCAAGCAAAGCGAAAAAGGCTTCGCATTGGCGAATAACGGCGTCAGTGACGCCAACACACCGAGGCTGCGCCCAGTGGGGTGGCCGATCCCAATCCCTTCACCCCACTGATTCAATAGGAGCCTCTCATGGCCACCACGCGCCTGAGCGACGTCATCTATGGCCCGCTCTTCCTCCCGACGACGATTCAGCGCATTGCGCAGCTTTCGCGGATCCGCAACTCGCCGATCGTCTCCGCCGACGCGCAGCTGCAGCAGTTCGCGAACGGCCCCGGCGATCTAGTCCAGATGCCGTTCTG